ATCGTGATGATTTTTGGAATAGCCGTAGCAGTCTTATTGGCCAGCTTGTAGAAGTAAGAGCAGACGCTATTACACAAAATCAAGACGGTACATATAGCCTGCGTTTCCCACGCTTTAAAACCTTCCGCGGGTTTGAATCAGGTGAAAAGTTGTGATTGAAGTTCCGTTTGCTATAGAAAGGCACGATGCCGAAAGTCACAATCCGCTGAGCACTTGGATTCAACGCAACTGGGATATGCCTTGGCTAAACTATCTTTTAGAAAATACACAAGGTATTGAAACGGAAAAGTACTATGATCCTGCTACTATGATGTATAATGTAACATTCAAGTTTGAGTTAGACCCAAAGAAAGAAACGTTTTATAGGATTAAATATGGCACGTAAGTTTGACACTACCAAAGCGTTTCAACTAGATTTTGAAACAGCAGATCGTATTGCTATAGAGAGTATGAAGCAGCACTACAACTATACTGTAGAAAGCATGGATGATTTTGTGTTACATCAAAAAGGGCATCCGGATGACTATGATTACAATACCAAACTGCGAGATGCTTTTCAAATAGTTCTTGACTATTACGGCGAATGAATATATAGTGTAATAAACCACTAGGAGAGTACATATGGCACGAGCAAACAAAGCAGCAGCAAAACCTAAAAAGAAAACCGTACGGGCAACTCGTCGCGGTGCAAATATGATGCCGTTGATGCCAACAAAAGGTTTGACTTGGAACAAAGCCAAGTATTATACTCACTATGAAGTAGAATCAAAGGAGTGGCTAACAACTGTTAAAACACACATTAAAAACAACTATGACAAGAAGATTGTTAGTGCTATCAACAAGCTACCAGATTGGAAAGTTGGTGGGAAGAGTCATTGGACTTGTGCGGCTTACCTTTTAGATAATCAGCCTGACCTTGTTCCAGACTTATACCAAGAAGGTATTAAAAAGTGGATACTTGAACTAGCCGAAGAAGGCGCTGCTCTTGTAGAAGAAAAGAAGGCTGTAGAGAAAACAAAAAAGAATGTGCATGTTCCTAGTATTCAAGAACGTATTGCAGAACAAGCACAGGATGCCTGTGATGCTATTGAAGAATGGCTTGAAGGATTTATTACCGACAAGAAAAAGTTTGATGCTAGAGGTTTTGACTTTACTGCACACTTTGCTAAAATGAAAGTATCGCAAGCACATGCTCGTAAGATCAAAGGATATTATGCAGGAGAGTTAGCAGAAGCGCAACTAATACAAAAACTTCCAACTCCAGGCGAAATCAATCGTTGTAAGGATGAACACGAAGCAGACATGCTACAGCAGCTACGCGAAGGCTACAGCCACCTTACTAAAAAGGACGCTGCAACATACTTGGAAGCACTAGAGACGCTACAGGGTGCTTGTGACCTTGTTATAGACGCTGCTAAAGCAACACGCAAACCACGTACAAAGAAAGCGCCGAGCAAAGAAAAGTTGATTGCCAAGTTGAAGTATCTTGAGCGTGATGATAAACTACAGCTAGTTAGTGTGAACCCATTGGATGTATTGGATGCTAAAGAAGTTTGGGTGTACAACACAAAGACACGCAAACTTGGCAAATATATTGCAGACGATCATGCTACAATACAAGTGAAAGGCACAACGCTGTTGCACTATGATGAAAAGAACAGTGTACAGAAAACACTACGCAAACCTGACGAAACGCTCAAAGCATTCAAGAAAGCTGGCAAAGTACAACTACGCAAGTTTATGGATGATATTAAGACTACAGACATAAAACTCAACGGACGTTTAAATAGTGATACTATTATTCTGAAATGTACACAATAAATACTAGCAAGGTGATACCAAGACACCTAATATTAAAAGGCTAGGAAAAGTTGTTTGGACAAAAATACACAAATTGAAAGACAAGTACATCGTTGGGATATCTACGCAAAAGTAGCCCCAACGATTTTTCTTGTTGTAGGGGGTATATCTCTCACAATAGGTATCACATCGTTTGATACCTTGTTTAATATTGGTATGATCTTATTTGCCTTTACTGCCGTCACATGGTGGTTTTGGACAATTATAACGGTTAAATACATTATCAAGACAATGTCTTCAGCAACTACTAATCTTATAGAGGTTAAGCAGGATCTTAAAGATATAAGAAAAACGTTAGAAGAGGAACAAAATGAACAGTCCAATTAGAATAATAATTCTAAATATCATCAGTGGGTTTAGTTTGGCAACACTTATAGTGGTTGGCGTGTTGTATATGAGCTTTGATAATGCATTTGTATTTACAGATACAGAAATCAGTATTACAAATAATCCAATAACCAAAGATCAAGACATAGCATTTTATATGGTAGGGTCCAAGCGGTATGAATGCAACAGCACAGCCGCATATGGTGTAGCACACGCAATAGACGGCTCACACTCACATAACTTAGATACATTTACAAAACGCTATGTACAAAACACAGCACCTGGCGAGCGTGTAGAAAATGGCTGGCATATGGCTGTACCTGACGATATGGTAGAGGGTGGTGAGTACAGAGTTAGTATGACCGGTGAATTTGAATGTGTATATTTGATATTCAAAACATACAAATCACAAGAGTTTGCCAATATCTATTTAAAAGTGGATCCACGTTAACACTTGACAAGATTAGTAATTTATAGTATTATAATAATAAGGTCTCAGCGTCAACCCTTCTAACTCTGCCGCTACATATTTAATAGGAGAAATATATATGGCAAGACATCTAAGTACAAAACACTACGGACACAACATTGGCTTATCAGCAGTGTTCCGTCAACCTAACGCAGATCATTCACACTGTCATCTGCTACATGGTTATAGTCTAGCATTTACATTTACATTTGGATGTGATTATCTAGACAATAAAAACTGGGCAGTAGACTTTGGTGGGCTAAAGCCACTTAAAGCATGGCTGGAAGATAAATTCGATCACAAACTATGTGTAGACTTTAACGATCCACACAAACAAGACTTTTATGATCTACAAGAAAAAGGATTATGTGAAGTAAGAGAGTTTGGCGGTGTAGGTGCAGAGAAGTTTGCAGAACACGCATTTTACTTTGCTGACAAACTGATTCGAGAAGCAACAGACGGTCGTTGTTATTGTGTAAAGGTAGAATGTGCAGAGCATGGAGCAAACAGTGCAATCTACAAAGCAGTGGACTGAGACTAAAGCAGAACGTAAAGCAAGGAAGGCCCGCGAGCGAGCGGGTCTGCCTGTTGTTACTGCATCAACCCCTAACATCGAAGCAACATCATTACCTAAAAAATATGTAGTATGTTTAAAATGGGGTGACAAATATTCTGCTGAGTACGTAAACAAGTTATACAATATGGTGGATAGGAATATTACTATTGATTATGAGTTTGTATGCTTTACAGAAAACACAACAGGATTGAACAAAAATATCACAACCTATCCACTGCCAAAAATAAGAGCCGATGGTTGGTGGTACAAACCTATGTTTGTTGGTGCAGACTTGCCAATAAAAGGAACACTGTTATTTTTAGATTTAGATGTTGTAGTTTTTAAAAACATTGACAAGCTGTTTACATATCAACCTAATAGATTTTGTATCATACGTGACTTCAATCGTAGTCAACGCAAAGATTGGAACCGTATGAACAGTAGTGTGTTTAGAATAAACATTGGAGCATACGATAATATTTGGCAGCAATTCAAACAAAATCCTCCGGCGCACATGCAACGATTGCGTGGTGATCAAGATTGGATGTTTAAACACATTACCGATCATCATTTCTGGCCCGACGAATGGATAATGAGCTACAAGTGGGAAATGAGGGACAGGAGAGATCTCAAACTTGATCCTGTAAGAAAACGTAACTTTGTAATAGACGCACCGCCTAAAATAGATCCAGATACATGTATTGCTGTATTTCACGGAGAACCAAATCCGGCAGATGCAAATGACAGTTGGGTAAAGGAACATTGGCAATGACAACAACCAACATTTATGTAGTACATACTTACAATAAAACTACACAACAATCAAACTATCGATATCACGGAGTGTATAGCAGTAAAGAACTTGCTGATGCCGCGGGTAAAGAATACTGCGAAACATGGGGCGAAGAAACACTATGCCATACAGTAAATATAAGTGCATTGGACGATATTATCAATGGTGTACACAAGAGTGAGCTTAGTGGTTGACAAACTAGTTAAAATCTAGTAGTATATTATTATGACTAGAACTTATATGATGTATGCAGGTCTTACTTTTCTTGGCTACGAGTACGGTGAGACCGAAGAAGCAGTGGTTTTTAGGACTATCGGCAAGTTTGGCCCTCCTCAGAACTGGAACGAAACCGAATACAAGGCAACTCTTATCAAGGTGCCAGAACTGGAAAAGGTATGACAAAACGTATAGGCTTTGCCTGTAAATATCTGCACTACAAACAAAATCAACCTAAGAAACTGTTGGAAGAACTACAGCGGCCGTTGACTGAGCGTAGTACAACAGTGGCATGGCTAAATAGACAGAGCAAGGACGTTGCAGAAGAACGCATGTGGGACATCATGGTTCACAACGCAGCAGCAGCAAAGAGGTTAGTAGAATATGTGGGAAGCCTTCCACCAGAGCTTAGGATGGTACGACTTGGTAGTAATCAACTTCCTTGTTATACCCAGCGTGACTGGAGTTATTTTTGGCAGCGTCCTGACGTTATTGCATATGGTGAAAGAGAATATGCAAAAGTCGGTGAAGCGGCAAGAGCCCTTGATGTGCGACTATCGATGCATCCAGGACAATTCTGTGTACTCGCAAGTGACAATGACGAAATCGTCAAAAGGAGCATAGAAGAATTTGAATATCACGCCACTCTCATACGGTGGATGGGCTACGGCAAGTCATTCCAAGACTTCAAGTGCAACGTCCACATATCAGGCCGCAAAGGTCCAGCCGGTATCCAAGACACGCTTAAACGTCTCTCACCGGAAGCAAGAAACACTATTACAATCGAAAACGACGAAAACAAATGGGGACTCGAACACAGTCTTGAGCTTGCAGACGATCTCGCTCTGGTGCTAGACATTCATCACCATTGGTGCAACACACGAGGAGAATATATTGAACCCAACGATGATAGGATCAAGCGCATTATTGACAGCTGGCGCGGTGTTAGGCCTGCTATGCATTATAGTGTTAGTAGAGAAGATCTTCTTTCCGGTCACTCAGAAACACAAAAACCAGACTTTGCGGCGCTTGAAGAACAAGGCTTCAAAAAAGGAAAACTAAGAGCGCACAGCGACTATTGTTGGAACAGTGCAGTAAACAAATGGGCCTTGTCGCATTGGGAGTGGGCAGACATTATGGTCGAGGCTAAGATGAAAAACTTGGCAAGTGGACAACTTTATAGCATGACCGAAGAGTCAAAACAAATGGCAGCATAAATACAGCACGGAGAACAACATGAGAAGCAACTTTATACAAACGATGTATGCACGTACACAAGCGCCTACACAGTCACAGGATAAAAATCCTAACAGAGTGCTGGGCGGACTCAAAGGCGCAGGCGTAAATAGTTTTACCATGCTTGGCGAAGATGGTATGGAAAAACAAATACCAACTCAAGCATATGTTTTTGCACTTGAAGAAAAGTTGAGTAGATTAGAACAACAACTAAAAGAACAAGACAAACGTATTAGGAGATTATCAAATGATCAAAAACTGGATAGAAACACGATTACGGGAGCGGTCAACCGTTGACGGAGTGCTAATGGTAGCAGCAGGCGCAGCTATTATTATCTTTTCCCCATTAACTAAACTTATTGCTTATGGTGCTATTGCATACGGAGCATGGACTATTTGGCGCAAAGGTTAAAAGTTGCAGCCATTGGATGTAGTTTTACAAACTACATCTGGCCTACATATGCAGATGTACTTCAAGCAGACAAGTTTGGTCAAGCAGGTATTGGCAACGAGCGCATCTTCTACATATTATGTCACTTATACAAAACACAGCAGTTGTATCATTATGATGCAATTATTATTCAATGGACTGGTCCTTTTAGATTTGATTACTTGAAAAAAGACGGATGGACACACAATGACGGCAATATTGCCCATAGTGTAGAAAATAGGTATATTTGGAAGAAAATTAAAGAGTGGTATAATGAAGATTTTGAAACTGAAAAAAGTAAAAATTATATTTTAGCAACAAAAGCAATTTGCGATAAGATAGGAATAAAACAATATCATATGTCCATGACTGATTTTATAGACTATGTAGACCTACCTGAACTAAGTGATAATTTTAAAGGAAGGTATCAAATACAAAGTGCTAAATGGTCAAAAACACCATTTGAAGATGGGCATCCTGATATTCCTTCTCATATTTCAATAGCAGAAAAAGCCGCAGAATATTTACAAACTAACATTAGTCCTATTATGACAAACAAGTGTAACGATTTTCACAAACTGATTTTAAAAGGAATGACATTTGAAGATATAGACAAGCATTATCAATTATATTTTCCCAATAGGCATATTACTGCTTGCTGACATTTTCCACACTTGCTTTGCACTCACTCCACGCTGTTGTGCAAAACGTTTTGCATCGCAGTTTTCGCATACATGGAAATAGTTATTGCTGAGTCTTTTTGGGTCCATATTCCCTCGCTCTCTAGCAAACTCTTCGTTGCAGTTATCGCAACGTAGAAGTACCATTGTTTTTTTACGATTATACGTGTGTTGTTTGCCGAGTTTACTGCGGCGCATGTGCCACGTATCAATTAAATATTCTTTAAGAAACATAAGTATATTTACCACTGATTTACATTAAGATTATAAAATACAACGATAAATATTAGAAAGGAATACTATGAGCATACTAACACTAACCCCAGCAGCTGAAAAACAGATCGACCTTCTAAGCGAAGAAAACGATTGCTATGGCATTACACTAAACATCAAAGGTGGCGGCTGTGCTGGATTTGAATATGAATGGGGAACTATTGCTAGTCCAGATGACCTAGCAAAGGATGACGAAGTTGTTAAAACAGCTAACGGGTGTGCATTTGTTGTAGGGGCTCATAGTTTGATGTTTTTAATAGGAACAGAAGTTGATTATGTAAAAAGTTTAGTTGGTGCTAACTTTGAAATAAACAACCCAAATGCACAGAGTTCATGTGGGTGTGGCGTAAGCGTCAACTTTGACATGGATAATTTAGTACCACAGTTTTAAAGGATAAAAAAATGGCAAGACAAGAAGTTGATATTGGTATCGAGGGTAATGACGGCACAGGCGATAGTATTCGCGAAAGTTTTAAAAAAGTAAATACAAACTTCACTGAACTATACGCTGTGTTCGGGCTAGGTGGTGCAATATCATTTAAGAACATTGACGATGTGCCAGATTCATATTTAGGAAACACAGGTGCTATCACAGCAGTTAACAGTACAGAAACTGGGTTAAACTTTTATAAGTTTGTTAGTGATACTGGCAACAACGGATCGGATAAAGCAGTTAATACTATTAATAATAGTGTCGTTGTTGAGTTTGATGATGTAGATCCTGCTACGCCTAATCAAAGTGGCACAGTCAAGATTATCATTAATGATCCACACATTGAACGTGATCCGGATCCAATATTAAATGCTCCGTTAAATGCTCAAGCAGTAACAGCATATAGTAATGCTATTAATACAAAACTAAGAAACACCGGAGCAGGTGATGATATTAATACACTTGTCACCAACTGGGCAACTACACATCCAGGATCAGCTGCTATTTCTACTGACAATGTTATCATCAGTAAGGGGTATGCAGATGATAACTATGTAAATGTAGCAGGCGATACCATGACTGGTGCTTTGAATGTTCCAGCAAGTGCTACTGGTACACAAGTTCCGCAAACACAAGAAGTTATTACACGAGCAGGTAGCGAAACCAACAGACGTATGTTAGACACACTTTACCTAGCGGATCACCCAAATCCTCTAGAAGGATTTGGTGCACCAAATGGCAAGGATGACTTACAAGCTGTTACAAAACTTTATGTAGATACACAAGGCTATGCTAGTACAACAAACATTTATGTTTCAACATCTGGCGATGATTCACAATCATCAACTCCATCTGGACAAGAAGGTAGATCCCCGCAGTATGCTTATAAAACTATTAATGCTGCTATGGTTAAAGCCGAGTCAATTATTGAAGCTACTCCATTTGAACCTGGGCCGTATGTACAACAAGTAACCTATGACAACGGTGCTGTTAACAGTATTATTGATAGTATTACAGGATATACAAGTCCAGCAACAGCAACAGCAGCTAGTGACTTAGCTGTATCCAACACAAACGACATACAAGAGTTTGTACAAGATTATATTGCAGTTAATTTTACAGACTTAACATACGACATACAACTTTGTAAGCGTGATGTAAAACTAATGATCGATTCTGTAAGACTTGATGTTAATGCAGGATTAACAGTAAACTATCTATCACGTTGGGCAGGCCTTAGATATAATGCAAACCCAAGTGCAGTAAAAGCACAGCAAGATCAGGGAGCAGCTACACGGGCATCAATTGCTGTGGTTAGAGCACAGCTAGTTAGTGCATTTAACGAAGCTAACACTGCAACCCCAGGCACAATCTCGGCAAGTGTTATTACAGCCTACACTGATCGTTTTAATGAAATCATTGACATTTTGTCAGGAACAGATGTTGCTCTTACAGCTACAGGCGCAGGCTACACACTTGCATTTACTAATGGTACGAACGCAGCAGTTGATCAAGGCGGTGAAGGAAATCCTGATCTTATCGAAGGTAAAATCATTGTAGGAAAACTATCAGGTGCAAAAGGTATTATTACAGATTATACTCGTAGTGCAAGTGTTACTACTGATAGTGTAGTAGTTGACTTGGTCGAACCGATAGAATTTATTGCAGGAGAAGAACTAGAATACGGTAACAGAACACGCAACAACCAAATCACTGTAAGAATTGAAAGTGGTATTTACTACGAACACTTGCCTATCAAGCTACCAGAAAACGTAAGTATCAAAGGTGACGAGTTTAGACGAGTTGTACTACGTCCAAAACCTGGTGTTTCACAAAGTAAATGGAATCATACATATTTCTATAGAGATATTGTAACAGATAGTCTTATATCAGCATATTCGCCAGCAGCAACATTAACAAATGTTTCAGCAGCAGATCCTGCACGTACACTAGGTACATATCAGATTGGAGTTGATGATTGGGGATCTAATGGCTCGGGTGTAAAAGCCACATTCCAAGTTATTGTTTTATCAGGTGGTGCTTGTACTGTAACTATTACAAGCGGCGGCGATGGATTTATTGTTGGCGAAACAATAACTATTAACGACAGTAAAATTGGTGCTGGTGGCGGAGCAGACTTAACGTTTGATATTGCAACTACAGGCGGCGGCTATCACTTTACACACCCAGTTAGTGGCAAGCAAGGAAAATATGGATATCATTATGTTTCTGATCCTAGTAAAATAGCAGATGTAGGCACCGATGCTACAGCCAATCCTGGAAACTTTAAAGAAGCTGCAAGATTGATTGAACTCAACAAAGCCTATTTGGTAGAAGAAACAATCGAATATGTTAATGCAACATATCCTTCTTTGGTTTACAACGAAACCAAATGTCGTAGAGATACTGGATTGATTGTTGACGGTATTGTTAAAGATTTACGTGTAGGTGGAAGAGAAAACACTCTTACAAACCAAGGCGCATACTATACAGGTGCCGTTGCAGGACAAGAAACAGAAACTGCCGCAGCAATAACAAATCTAAAAGCTATTATCACAAACGTACTAGCCAACGATTCAGGCAATGGTTATGCAGGAACAGGAAGTGTTGCTCAGATATTTGATGAAGATTATGCAGCAGAAACCGAATCAGATACACAATCTAATGCGTTGGTCGATTGTGTTGCATATTTTAATAATGTAAACTATAATCCTCCATTAAACAACAGTGAAATGGATGTTCTACTGTGTAATGATGGTACTATTGTAAGAAACATTACTGTACAAAGACAAGGCGGATTTATGATGGTGCTTGACCCAGAAGGTCAAATATTAACACGTTCGCCTTATTGTCAAACAGGATCAAGTTTTGCACAATCAAAAGGAACAAACAGAAACTTTGCAGGCGGATTGTTTGTTGACGGATATGCAGGTAATATGCCTGCAACTATTGACACAGTAAATAGTGCATTTAGTATTAGTGTAAGTTCACCAACTGATCAAGGTTTATTTGTAAGAAGACCTCCTACACCGTTTCCGTTCTTTATCAACGGTGCAAGATATCAAGTTAACACAATATCTGCATACGATAAAGCTGCCGGAACTGCTACATTTATTTTAGATGAAACCAGTAATCCAAGCGAAAGTACATCACGCAACATAGATAATATTACACAGGCAGCAACCGCTGTGATGCGCACAACTACTGCACATCCATACTCAGATGCAGATCGTGTTACAATCAGTAATGTAAATGGTATGACTCAAATAAACAGTGCTACGTTGTATGTTAAAACCACAATCAATCCAAATGAAGTTGAACTATATACCGATGCAGCTCTAACAGCAGGTTATAATACCAGTGCATTTAGTGCATACACAGGCAGCGGACTTGCTCAAACGTTTGTAGTTGGTCGAGGGTATACTGGCAGCACTGGTGTTGACATATTTGTACAAAGTGGTGGTAACAGAAGTATGTTAGCAAACGACTTTACACAAATCAACGATTTAGGTTTTGGTGCATTATGTGTTAACAACGCACTAGCAGAACTTGTTAGTATGTTTACGTACTATTGTCACACTGGATATCTTGCACTAGACGGATCTCAAATACGTAGTCTTGGAGGCAACAACAGTTATGGTATTTACGGACTGGTTTCGGCAGGCGCAGATCCAGATGAAGTTGCTACAGATGTTACACTAGGTGCTAATATGGTATTTCCTGGAAAAACATTTAGAGCAGATGGCATATTAGATTTTTCAGCTGCGGCACCGTCTACAGGAAATATTAGTGCAGGACAAACACTAACACAAGGCTTGATCAATGCTACTATTACCGCTGTTACACAAGCAAGTCCAGCATCAGTTACTGCAACTGGACATGGGCTAACCAATGCCGATCTAGTTACAATATCTGGAGTTGTTGGTATGACAGAACTAAATGGCTTGCAGTTTTATGTAAGTGTAACAAATGTTAACGAATTTACATTGTACACTGACGCTGGACTGAGTAGTGCATATGATTCTTCAACTAACACTGCATACACTAGTGGCGGTGTTGCAACTAGAGCAGCTAATGCGACAGGTATACTAAGTTTCACAGGTGAAGAAGATGGTAGTGGAGATCCTACTAGATTGTATGTACATACCACAACAGGAACATTCAACACAACTGCAACTATTACTTCACCTACAAGTACAAACGTTGGTATTCCGGCAACAGTTACATCACTTGACAACGATGCACCGGAAGATTCGTTGTTTATGTATGTGTATGATTTAAAAGAATTACCGCATAACGTAAGTGAAGTTGAAATACTACACGATACTGGACTATATCAACCATACGAAATAACAAACGCAAGTGATGCCAACTTTACATTAAGTAGTTACGACATTGACACTAGTAGTGCAGTCGGACTTACAGGTACATACACTGCTGATACAGCTATCTTTAAAGTCAAGAAAACACGAGCTGACAACTACAGTGTTGATATTACAGGAGGCGGCAGTGGAGCAGGTGCAGCCGGCGAGACAATCATTATTCCAGGTACACTGCTTGGCGGTGCTACACCTGCTAACGATGCTACTATTACAACAACAGATGTAGACGGTGGAGTAATAACGGCTGTTAGTATTGCAGGTACTCCGAGATTTGATGATAGTACTCCTGTGCATGATGGTAAAGTATGGAAGTTAAACTTTGGTACTGGACTTGAAGGAACAGCATCAAATGGGTTACAAGAAGATACTGACCACGATACCAAACTTGTAATACGTCACAAGCAAAACTTCTTGCTTGATGACTTTGGCACAGAAGAACTACCAACTCGTCCAAGTACAGCATTTACGTTTACAGAAGACACTACAGAGTATGTATATCGTACTATTTTATTCGGTAACCAAATCACTGATGGAGTAACTACAGCGGCTAACCAGCGTATGGTAACATTTGATAGTAACTTTAGATACACTGATTTAAGTGTTAATCAAAGTATAATAACTGCTACAGAAAGTTTCTTTAGTGCTAACAGTACTGTAGATTCAAACTACACTGATATTGTAGCCAATGCCACACCAAGTGCAACTATTACAATGGGTGCTACTGCTGCAACTACAAGCACAGACGGGAGTAGATTTATTGCAATTGGGCAACTAGATGCCACCGAAAGAACACGTTTAGCAAATGCTGATATGATTGTTACATGGGGCGGCAAAACCTATCAGATAGATGACTATGCAGAATACTCATACACAGGTGGCAGCGGCACTGTTGCAATGGCTGTAATACAGATTTCTGATGTTGCTAATACAGATATTCACTGGCCTGCATTGAATCCTGGACTTGCTAAGACATTGGTCAACAGTGGTGGTATAACACTAAAAGCTGGATTATCATCTGGAGAAGCAGCAGAGATTACTGTTAACATTAGTACCAACAGAGCAACAGGACACGATATGCTTGACATTGGTACAGGTGGATTTAACACCAGTAACTATCCAGAACGTATTTACGGTTCACCATTTGGATTTGCTCCTGTTTCGGCTGGCGATGCAATCGACAGTACTGGTAATGCAAGTGCAGCACAAGTACAAGAACGCAACAAAGGTCGAGTTTTTGCTACACTTACTGACCAAGATGGTTTCTTCCGTGTAGGTAGATTCTTTACAGTCGACCAAGGTACTGGTAGTGTTACATTCAATGCTGCACTTGTTCTTACAAATATTGATGGTATTGGTTTCAAACGTGGTGTGCGTGTTAACGAGTTTAGCAACGATGATACATTTACTGATGCTAAAGGTGATGCAGTACCAACACAGACTGCAACAGAAGGTTACATAGATCAGCGTTTAGGATTTGATAGAGATGGCGCAACAGGCGGCACTGTAATCGGCCCTGGCGTAATGAGTTTAGGCGGTCCAGGCTTTAGTCAAACTCCGATGAATAGTGATATGAACTTGGGTAGTAATCGTATTACCAACTTGGGAACGCCTACTGCGTCAAGCGATGCTGTAACAAAACAATATGTTGATCAAAAAACAGATCAACTAAATGATATTGGTGATGTAACTATTACAGGAACTGGCGCACCTATTACTAGTAACATTTTAGCATTTGTTGGAACTAACCAACAAAGTGTAAATGTTGAAGTAACTGGCGATATTGGTCTTACATATACAAGTGGTAATAGTATTACAGCAAATATTAATACTGGTGTTATTGTTAACAATGATGTTAATGCTAGTGCTGCAATAGATCAAAGCAAACTTAATATGAATGCTGCGACTACAAGAGTAAATGCAGTTGGTATTACACAAGCAGACTTAGGGTTGGCAAGTTTCCATAGTACACAGTTTACATCAACCAATGGATGGATAGAGCTCGAAGACTTGGGTGTTGTAAATGCTAAACTAGCAAATGATGATGTAACTATTGGTGGCACTAGTATTGCACTTGGTGCAACAAGTACAAGTATTACAGGCTTAACAGGTCTTACATTTGATAGTGGTACTATTAGTGGTACAGTTGGTATAAACATCACAGGTAGCATTACACATACAGGTAATATTGTAGGTCCAGCAAACAGCGGCGCAGACAATGGTGTGAGTATTGGTAGTAGTACAAATAGATACAACACTGTATGGGCAACGACATTTAATGGTGAAGCAACCGCAGCACTATATGCCGACCTTGCAGAGAACTATTTAGGTGATGCAGCATATGAACCAGGAACAGTACTTGTATTTGGCGGTGATGAAGAAGTTACTGCATGTACTGCCAAAGGTCAAACTAGTGCAGCAGGTGTTGTTACAACCAATCCAGCACACTTAATGAATAGTGCATTGCAAGGCGAACATGTAGTAGGTGTAGCACTACAAGGGAGAGTCCCTTGTAAAGTTATTGGTAAGGTTGCCAAAGGTGACATGCTTGTTACAAGTGCTGTACCAGGTTATGCTATTGTCAACAACACACCAAATGTCGGACAAGTTATTGGTAAGGCAGTTGGAACAAAGGACGACAGCGAACGTGGTGTTGTTGAAGTAGTAGTAGGGAGAGTATAATGGCACAACAAACAATAAATGTAGGCACTGGAGCAAATACCGGAGGGGGAGATCCCCTCCGCAATGCAATGATAAAAATCAATGAAAACTTTACAGAGTTATATGCAGATATAGCAGCACTAGAAGATGGTGACATTACTACGGATATCAAAGGCAGTGTGTTTGCTGATGATAGTACATTATTAGTAGATGCTGTAAATGGTGTTATTCCGGGTTATGTAAGTTTAGCAACATTGCAATCTGAAGTAGCAGCAAGCGCAGACTTTGCTGACTTTCAAGCAAGAATAGCAGCATTGTAAATATACGATAAATATAAAAAAGAACAGGATTTAGAGAATGGCAAATAGATTTCCACTAGTAGTAGACACAAATGACGGTAACAGACTGAAAGAAATCCCCAGTGGCGACTCATTAGATTTTTCAAGTGTTGGCATTGCTAACCTAACTAGTCTAAGTGTAAGCGGATCACTAAGCGGTAGTACATTATCTACCACCGGAAACGTTTCCTTAGGCGGCACATTAAATGTAACCGGTGCTAGTACAATAACTACACTGTCAGCAACTACAATGACTGCAACTTCGCTAACACTTAATGGAAATCTTGTTGTTCCGCAAGTACAAAGTGATTGGACTGAAACAGATACAAACAGTGCTGCATTCATTCTCAACAAACCAGATCTTCAAGCTATTGACAACCTAGACGATATCGGAGACGTTTTTGTTGCCGATGCTGTTTTAAATGATGTATTAAAATATGACGGAACAAGTTGGCAAGCATCGCCGGAAGCAGGCGGTATAGGATTTGCTGATTTTAGTGTTGTAACCAATCCAGCAAGCGGTCAAGGTAGTTTGATATATAATGCTGCTGGTGTGTTTACATTTACTCCTGCCGATGCACTAACTACAGGTTCTAATATTAGTTTACTAACCAATGATAGTGAATTTACAACCATTGCTGAGATTAATTCAAACGACTATTTACAACAAGGCGATGTTATTGGTAGCGGAAGAATTACAGCTACAGCAGCAAGTGGGCAAGTTACACTTACATTTGATGCAACAGGTTTGTTAACAATTGAAACTGACACACTTGCAACTGTTACAGGCAGAGGTGCAACCACTACAACGGCGCTCGAAGCAGATGCATTTAATCAAGCACCTACAAGTACAAGCACCAACACACTAAAAGATGTAAGCATAGAAACACTTGATATTTTAACAAGTATTACAAGTACAGCAGCCAGTTTTAGTACAGGCGGCAGTATAAGTGCAACCACAGGTACTGTTACTGGACAAACAGTAACAGCTTCAAATACATTAAATACACCGACAGTTGCAGGAGTTGGATCTATAACAAATACTGCTACAATCTCAGTAAATCCAGGAACAAACAATGCTCTCAAGATCGAAAGCGGCAGGCTAGAACTACTAGCAATCACGCTACCACCGACTTCGCCATTGGCAGGACAAATTTTCTATGATGGCAGTGCGTTCTACGGATATGTAGGCGACAACGGTAGTGGAAGTGCTGGTGCTTTAACGTTTCCGGCATTTTACTCAACACTTGGATTACAACTTCCTGCATTTGAAAATGCTGATTTGCCAACCGCAGGAGACGGATCCAATGAAGGAATGATAGCATGGGATTTAACAAATAGTAGTGTTGTAGTATTTAATGGAACAAGTTGGGCAAACGTATAATACTAGTTTCTGATAAATATGTATAACAGGAGACTAACATGGCAATTCAAGATATTAACGTAGGGCTACTTGCTAACGACGGCACAGGCGACGATTTACGAGAAGCATTTATCAAAGTAAATCAAAACTTTGATGATTTAGATTTAAGAGTTGCAGGCTTTACAGAAATCTCAGCAGAAAATATTGGCGATGCTGGTTACGGAATATTTGCACAAGAAGTTTCAAATACGTTCCAGTTTAGAAAACTATTAGTCGATCCATTATATTCAGATACAATGAGTATACGCATTAGTGATGACGGCAACAATGTTTATCTATCTAGTGCAACTGGGTATACTAGAATAACTGACGGAACTACAAGTGCTGTTGTATCACCAACAACTTTTATTACAATCAATGGTACCGGTGCTGCACAAGCAACAGTAGCAGGCGGCATTGCTCCTAGTATAACAATAGATAGTTTACTTTCGAGAGAAACAACTCCAACACTTAATGCAACACTAAATGCTAATAGTAATCCTATTACTAACATTACTTCTCTTAATGATATTACTATGGCAGAACTTGAACAAGCGTTTGAATGGGATTTCGGAGACCTAACAAGAAATAGAACTAGCATTATTGATTTTATTTTGAAATCAATAGATGTTGACTTTGGTACATCTCAGGATGTATTCTCCCCTGCAGATGGCACTGCTGATTTTGGAAATAGTAACGCAACATTCGATGAAGCTTTGTAAGGGGATATAAATGGCACTACCAAGCTGGACTAAAATATCAGGATCAGAACTTGCAAGTATACAAGAAAGAACTGATGTTAGCATTGCATTACCGCTAGAAGAAACAAGTGGTATAACAGTTACGCTGATATCTGGTGCATTGCCAACTGGACTTCGTATTAATGATTATCGTATAAAAGGTGTTGCAGTCGAAGTTAGTAAAACCACAGAGTTTGAGTTTGTTTTAAGAGCAAGCAATACCGAAGGAATATCTGACAGAACTTATAAAATTGTAGTCGAAGGAGCTGATGCTCCTGTGTGGCAAACACCCGAAGGTGAACTAGGATTAACTAGAAGTTTCAGAAATCAATACTGGGTCGATACTCTTAATACCGAGTGGGGAATATATGAATCAAATGCTGGTAGCAGTTGGTTGGCTGTTGATGTTGATGTGTACGAAACTATTCCGAGTAGAGAAACAGGTAATAGTGGCGACTATGCTTATGTAAGCAGTTTAAAACAGTTTTGGTATAAAGTCGATACACGCTGGTATAGAATAAACACAACACAAATACAAGGCATACTTGGTAATGATAAAACACTTGCTATTTCAAGTACTGTGCCTAATCCTAACATAGATGATTTTTGGTTCAACACCAATAAAAGCAACGACGGATTAAATCTAGTATTAAGATATTGGGACGAAGTTGCAATGGTATGGAAGCCACTAGATTATGTTGTAAGTAAAACACCTCCAATATCACCGTTTGAAGATCAGATATGGGTTCACATTTTTGATGATACATTTGACTTTCAAATAAAAGTTTATAATGACAGCGAAAATATTTGGGAACTGGTTGATGCTACTTATAGTACAACGCCTCCAGATAGACTTAATATTGCTTACTTTATTTTAGACAGCAGCATAGTTGACTTTCAGTTAGAAGCAATAGATAGAGATTTAACAACTGGACAAAGTCTAAGATATTTTATTGCAGATGAAGACGGAGAGTTGCCTCCAGGTCTGAAACTTACAGAGGATGGAAAAATATCAGGTATTGTTGATCCATTATTATCTTTGGATGTGGATGACGCAGCAGGGTATGACACCGGCGAGTATGATACTGTACCATTGGACTTGGTTGTATTAGACGATGATGGCTACGACAGTTATTTTTATGATACTACATTTTATGGATTTAGTACACCAACAAGACGTCCAACAAAACTAAATCGCAAGTATACATTTAGAGTAACAGCAGAAGATGATACTAGTTTTAGCAAACGTGAGTTTAGTATTTTTGTTGTAGGAGATGATTTCTTACGTGCAGACAATACTATAATGAAAGCTGCCACAGGATTATTTACAGCAGATAATACATATCTACGCAAGCCAGTATGGTTAACATCTGGAAATCTTGGAGTCAAGAGAGCAGAAAACTATGTTACCATCTTCTTGGATGTATATGATCCAAACTCCTTACTAGGTCAAATAAGCTACAATCAACAACCATTTAATGACGATGGCACTCCAAGTGTGCTGCCTCCAGGGTTAGTACTCGATGGAATCACAGGAGAACTAGCAGGAACAATACCATATCAACCAGCTGTTAATAGAGAATACAAGTTTACTGTCGAAGCATTGAGACAAGAAGTAGATAGCGATGATGTAGTAGAAATAAATATCGGTGTATATGAAGATACACTCACTGGCACATCTCAAATAAAAATAAACAAACTTCCTATTAATAGAGACGACGGTGTCGACGATCTATTAAGTCTCATTGAGCAAGACATAGTTATTGATAATCTAAGTTACACTGTAAGAAGTGTTAACAATGAAAATTCTGAATACGACTTATTAAATCTTAGTAGACCTTTGGAGCCAACATACAAAGCTAAACGTATTAAAACTGCATATAATAATGCCATTGGGCAGGATTATATATACATACTTGATGACGGCGATAATAGAGTAGATGCTTGGAAAAATAAAACACTAAAATATAGTGCATCTGAAGCATATACTTTAGTAGATAATGATAAACAAAACATTCTCGGAACAACTATTACACGCAAATGGCATACTATGGTAAGATACACTATCGATGCTGGTGATAGTTCAGGAAACTTAGATTTAAACTACGGTGTTGCTAATATAGTTGATACGGGTGATTATGTAGCAGATTTTGAAACTTGGCTAGCAGGCAAAGGTATTGATACTACATACTTGTATAAAAGAGTAAGCTCAACACCTACACAACTAATATTTGATATCCCACGTAACTCTATTGTTGAAAATACTATTATGAATCAAAACCTGTTTCATACCGATGACAGTGTGTATGGAAACTTGGAAATAACTCGTGGGCAACAGTTCTTTAAAGTATTTTTAGATAACACACTGCAACGTGCATTTAATCTATCAAATACGTTAGACGAACAATCGGGTCCGCAGATTACATTAGGAGTATTTAAAGATACACTGATTACTAAAAAAATCGGTGTAACAAATGTTGATACTATAAGCACTATAAAAACATTCACTGTAAATATATTAGGAGAAGTTGATAGTACAGTAGCATGGATAACCAAGCCAGACTTGGGTACTATTCCTGCTAATAGAACAAGTTACTTACAACTAGTGGCTAATACTACGTTGGCAGGTAGTAATTTAAGATATGATTTAGTTGGAGGAAAGTTGCCCAACGGATTAACACTAAAACGTGATGGCGAAATAGTTGGAAAGCCCAATCAGTATACAACTGGAACAACATTAGGTTTGACCACCATTGATACTAGAACAACAACATTTGATAATAGCACTACAACCATTGATAGAAAATATGTATTCAAAGTTCTAGTACGTGATTTGTTTGGTTATAGTAATAGTATACAAGAGTTTACACTAAATGTTACAGATACAGATGATAAAGTATATTCAAATGTGTTTATCAAACCATACTTAAAACCATCACAGCGTACAGTTTTTAACAACTTTATCAATGATTACACAATATTTACACCTGAAAGTATATATCGTCCCTACGATGAAAACTTTGGTCTTAAGAAAGACTTAACAACATTGGTATATGCAGGCATTGAATCTAAAAAGTTAGCTAACTTTGTTGCTAGTACTGCATTAAATCATAAACGCAAACGTTTTGTATTTGGAAACTTAAAAAGCGCAGTTGCTAAAAAAGAAGGAACAAATGAAGTTTTATATGAAGTTGTGTATGTTGAAATAACAGACCCACAACAGCCAACCAAAGGTAATACAGCAGTATCAATAACATCGCCTACTGCAAACGATTTAAAAATAAATCAAGTTAAACTTGAAGTTAAAGATGATCAAAGTGCAGCAGAGGTTGGACTTGATACGTTTCGTATAACAATGCGTGAAGGTGATCCAGTAAGAATAGCTGCTAGTAGTGGTAGTATTTCTATTACAACACGAAGTGGTGAAGTTGATGTTCCGGCACTTGGACAACTTGAAATAGTTTTAAACTCAGGACTAGTGATTGTTGTTAGAAGTAGTTCAACTACATCGACATCAAGTGGTGACCCATTTAGATTTAGGCCAAAAACAAATGTACTAACAGTTGACAATGTTGGCGTAAAAACAAGTCAAACTCAAAATGTAAAAAGATTTATTAGTAACATAGGAAATATGAGAAAACGTATTGCTGATATTGGTGCAAATGATAGACAGTTTTTACCTTTATGGATGAGAAGTAGTCAAACAACTACTGGTCAAGAGCTTGATTATATAACAGCAATGCCTATATGTTATTGCAAACCAGGAACAAGTGCAAGTATTATTGAGAATATTCAAAATGCAAACTTTGATTTTAGTCAGCTAGATTATGACATAGATAGATATATAGTTGATAGAACAGAAAATAACGAAAACCAACAGTTCATTCTGTTTAATGATTACAAACTAAATGTATAAATACTGTTGCTAGAGAGGAAATAACATGGCAAGTAATATTGTACCCGATACAATCGACGATACATATCCAGTCGCTGGACAGGATAATAATAGTCAAGGATTTAGAGATAACTTCAACATTATAAAAACAAACTTCACCGCAGCAAAGAGTGAAATTGAAACCTTGCAGAATAACACTGCTAAAACAAATGCAGACAACGTATTTTTTGAAAACACTCTTTCTAGATATACCAAGCTACAAGAAACTACAACACACGTTGGTCCTACTAATGTCAGTAGTGCTACACCATTGAGTTTTGATGCTGGACATTTTTATACCATAGTAGCTTCAAACGATGTTACATTAACACTTGAAGATTGGCCTACAAATAATGAATATGCCGAAATGTTAATACAAGTGTATGGCGATGGCGCTGTTAATAGAACAGTAACTTTTGCATCAACTTATAGTGCAGGTGTAAGTCAAATGAGAGTTGACGGAAGCACTGAGTTTGGTGGTGGCGCAGCTATTACAACAAATACAGTAGTAACTCGTAGTCATCTTGTCAAGGCATTTACATATGACAATGGAACAAATGTTTTCCTACAATATTTAGGAACATTTGCAAACGTATGATACATCCTCATCAGCCTGATTTAAGTGAGTTTACAGATACACAACTTGAAGAAAAGCTACTCAAGTTGAATCATATGTATTTCATAACCGATAATCCTGATGTAAGACAGCAGATGATTTTGTTAATAGATGGCTACAAACTTGAAATAGAAGCTCGTAGAGCAGCAGCTAGAAGAAAACAAATTGAAGATCAAGAAGATAATTCACTTGACGATTTAATAAATGTAAGTTAAACTTACTGTATGCTAATGAAAACAGACACTCTCGGTATCCCACGGTTTACAAACAAAGACTTAATCAACATGATCTATACAGGTCATGCGGATAAGGTGCATGTGGTATTGTGTGATGCAAACGATGATGTAGACAAGTTTAACTCCGCTATGGAAGAACAAGGTCTAGACAAACTACAAAAATATATTCCGCTAGATGTAGATCAAAAGACTTTTGACGGTGTATGTCAAGGTGAATGGTTTATGCCCAATGAATACAAAGACATTAATGTATATGAATATGTACTAGGCAAAGCAGAAACACCTTGCCCAAAACATGTACAAGATCGTATATGGCAAGAATTAGATGCTTTTAGAGATCGTGGTATGAAAGACTTACTACGCTATATGATTTATCTTGTAGACTTTATGCGTGAGAATGATATTGTATGGGGTGTAGGACGCGGATCGAGTGTAGCAAGTTATGTTCTGTATTTGATCGGAGTGCATAGAATAGATAGTATAAAATACAATTTAGATTGGCGTGAATTCTTGAGATGAATATTTACTTGGTTCAAGCAAGTGATAATCACGGACCAAATAAGTTTTTGCCGCTTGCAGTAGGATATCAGTGGTGCTATGGTAAGAACGACAGCTGTACACTTAAAGATGTTCTTATAGAAAAAATAGAGCCTAAAGATTATGTAGCAACTATGGAATCTCCTGACTTGGTTGCAATGAGTAGCTATATTTGGAACTGGGAATACAACAGAAAACTTGCTATTGAAATAAAGAAAAAGTTTAAACAGTGCAAAGTTATCACAGGCGGCCCACAGATAAACAAATACGATTCAGACTTTTTTGACAAGCATCCTATGTTTGATGCGTTTATACACGGTGAAGGTGAAGAAGCATTCAAACATATACTTGCAGGCGATGACTGGACAACTATTCCAAACGTACAAACATTGTATCACATGCCAGAGCCAGCAGTGCGTAGGAAAAACATCAACAATATACCTTCGCCGATATTAGAAGGCTTTTACGAACCTATTATGGCAAAGTATCCTGCAGACACAATGTTCCAAGTTACTTGGGAAAGTTTGCGAGGTTGTCCATATCATTGTAGTTTTTGTGATATAGGCGAAGACTATTGGAACAAACTCACACTTTTCGATATCGAACGTTGCAAAGCAGAAATAGAATGGATGGGCAAGAATCGTATTGAGTACGTCAGTGTATGCGATAGCAACTGGGGCATGTTAGATAGAGATTTTGAACTTACAAAACATGTTATAGAAACAAAGAAAAAATACGGTTACCCAATGTGGTGGGATGCAACCTGGAGCAAAAACAATCAAGATAAAAACTATGCTATTGCAAAATATGCACATGATAGTGGTGTAGATATTTTCAAAGGTATTACAGTAGCACTACAAAGTTTCAATGAAAACACACTGGACATTGTGCAACGTTTCAACTTGGACTTTGACGAACTTAAAAAATATTTTGACAAATATCAAGCTGACGGCATTGCTACATATAGCGAACTTATATGGCCATTGCCCGGAGAAACATTTGACAGTTTAAAGTCTGGCATACAACAACTTATAGACGCAGGACAAGATAACTATCTAATGATACATCCTCTTGTTGTAACAGATAACTCTCCTATGGGTAATAAACAATACCAACAACAACACGGATTGGATGTTCGTAAGATTGCATTAGATACTGTGTATTTAGATGTAGACGAAAAATATATTACAGAATATACAGATGTAATCTATGCTACCAATACTGCTGATCACAATACAGTTATTCAAGGACATTTATACAGCTGGCTGGTAATACTCATGCATTATTATGGCTGGGGACATTATCTATCAAAGTATATGCGCAAACAAGGTATTTTAGAAACTGATCTATATTACAAACTGTTTGAATGGATCAAACACAATCCAGGAATACTGCACAACGAATATACAGAAACTAAAAAAAGTTTTGAAGATGTATATGCAAAACGTGCATTGTGGGGAAGACAAGCATTTGGTGATGATGATATGCTGTGGGAATACAAAGGCGCAAGTAGTGCAAGAATAAGCAAAGCAGTACAACTTTTAGAAACAGATTTATATAACTTTTTGCTAAGTACAAAACTAATACCAGAGTGGAAAGCACGTGATATTGTTGCTCTAAATCTTAGGATGTGCAGAGAAAAAGATATGGAATATCCTATCACTGTAACTGTTTTAAAAGAAGTTGCACATGATATGTTGGGTATTGATACAGATCGTGTACACATTGATCATTTTGATAAGACAAAACCAACAGACGAATGGCATAGAAAAGCATATCATTATCAAAGGAAAATAGGATATTGGAGATGCAGTGCATCAAAAAATAAAAAACTGCTTGACATATGTCATAAGTAGTTATAATATAGTAATTGGAGATACGTAAATATGGCAACTAGACAAAAAGGTCGTAAAACATATAGAAGTATGCAAGGTAGAGTTGTAGACTTAGATATGTTGATTAAAAGAAATGAACTTACTCCTGCTGTCGGCAATGCTAGAGTAAATGCTAGAGGCGACGAACTAGGACCAGGTGGCAAGATTATCCGAAAACGAGAAGAAGTTGTAAAGGATTATTACAGTACAGGAAGTGAACCTGTACAACATGAAAAAAGTGCAGCTCAAGCAGAAGAGCTAACACAAGCAGAACAAGAAGAGTTAATGGAGTTTGATGAGGAAGTTGTTCCTGAAAAACCAAAAGCTGCAACACCCAAACCGGCTGCAACTCCTAAAGCAACTCCGACTCCTAAACCTATAGCTCAGTCTCAAGATGAATGGGTAGAAGACGAAGATGGCAATTTTATAAAAAAAGGTGACTAATGGCATTAAACATGAATACAATACAAGGTACTCTAACTCCTATTAATGATAGAGTAATTGTAAGCAATATGTACTTTGGAGAACAAAAACTAAAAAGTGGACTTATTATCAGTGACGATAATGGCTCAACACGTGGTATCTATCCACGTTGGGGCCAAGTACATGCAAAAGGTCCTAAAAACGATTCGGCATATCAGATCGGAGACTGGGTATTGATTGAACACGGACGCTGGACTCGAAGTGTAAAGATTGATGAAGGTACAGGCGAGCTAGAGCTGCGTATGGTAGATGCAGACTGCATCTTAGCATTTAGTAATGAAAAACCAACTGGAGTGCAGTTTGGTAAAGAATACAGTGACGGCGATCATGCAACAATCGCACCGGAAGCATTTGGAGCAGGCGCATAATGACAAACGTATTTGAAGACGTAAACAAATTTGGCACAGCATGTGACCAACCAGCAAGTGAAGCAAACTATAAAATGTATCTCGGTCTTATTGACGAAGAAGTTGGTGAGCTTGAAGAAGCAGTAATGGCAAATGATCGTGTAGAACAACTTGACGCACTAGTAGATATCTTGGTTGTAACAGTGGGTGCTATTCGAGCAGGTGGATTTGATGGCGAAGGTGCTTGGAAAGAAGTAATGGATACAAACTTTGCTAAGATTGATGCAAACACAGGCAAAGTACGCAAGCGTGAAGATGGCAAAGTACTCAAGCCAGAAGGCTGGAAAGCACCAGAACTAGCGCAGTTTGTAGGCTAAATACTACAAAGGAGAACTGCCGTGAATAAATCTGATATTAAAAAAGCAATCATTAGAAGTCAACATTGCCAACGTAACTGGGATTTAAGTAAAACTATTCCAGATGAGGATATTGATGTTATAAGAACAGCAGTTGCTGATTGTCCTAGTAAACAAAATGTAGCATATTACAAAGTTATATTTGTTACAGATAGAGATAAAATCAAACGTATATACGAAACAACAGACGGTTTTATCTCTAACTTTCAAACAAACGAAACTATTACAAACAGTCAAGTATTAGCAAACTTGTTGATAGTATTTGCAGAATCAAACGAAGAACCAAAAGAAAATATTTTTGGAGATGTATTTGTTCCAAGTAAGGATTTAGAAAAGCCTGAAGACTTGCTCAAAGACAAACATATGGCAGTGGGCATTGCGGCAGGCTATGCAAATATCACAGCAAGTATGTTAGGTTATAGCACAGGGTGTTGTGCATGTTTTGATCCTGCACAAGTAGCAGAAATATTAGATATCGATACACATGTACATTTGTTGATGGGTATAGGATTCAAAGACGAAACTCGTCCAAGACGTGAACATCACGCAGAGGATTTTGTTTTTCCTACCAAGAAGAAACAAAACATACAAGTGGATAAATGCTAAACGGTAAAATCCTTAAAAATGGAAAGATACTAGTTCATGCATTACAATGGTATATCGGCCATAGTTGTAACTTAACTTGTACAAACTGTAGTAACTTCAATAACTTTGCCATTAGTGGACAAGAAAAGTTTAGTGACTTTGAAAGAGAAGCACGTAGATGGAGTGAAAAACTTCACGTAAATGATTTTGGCATTATTGGTGGAGAACCTTTTACAAACAACGATCTAGACAACTGGGTACATGGATTGCGTGATGTATTCACTTGCAAGGATTTCAGAGTGGTAACAAACGGGACTTTATTATCTAAACATGCAGATAAAATGAAAGCCTGGTTTGACAGAGGAGTTACTGTAGAACTTAGTTTTCATTCGCAGGATCATGTTCCTAAAGCATTTAAAATCATTGACGAAGTTCTAGATGGCAAATACGAAAAGTACACAGTAACAAAAAACAACTTTATCAAAGATCAAGCACGCCATGCTGGATGCTATTACGAAGAAGCTATTCTTGTAGGAGATCATCCAGCATTTATAATAAACTACAAAGACAAGTTTATGCCATGGGGTGTAAAAAGTGTTGACAACGGTGTTTATAACTTTTATGAAAGTGATAGAGAGCAAGCACACACTGCATGTTGGCACAATGATTGTCCGTATATATACAAAGGTAAAATGTACAAATGCGGCACTGTTGTAGGAGCACAAGCATTTGTTAAAAAATATCCTGTAAGACAGCAAGATAAAGATCTTTATGAAAGTTACAAACCTGTTGATGCATTTTCTAATACACTAGAAGAACAAGTATCTGCACTTTCGCATAGTGTACCACAGTGTGTATTGTGTCCTATCAACTCTGGAAATGTAGAAAAGATTTCGCTTGACAAAAAGAAAGTTATGCCGTAATATAAAATATACAAAGCAACAACGAGGCATACTATGATTCACGCAATGATCGATTTGGAAACATTAGACGTAACACCACAGGCAACTGTACTCACAGTAGGTGGGGTAAAGTTTGATCCTAAAAGCGATGCCGAACCACACAGCGAGTTTTATTATAAACTAGATTTAGACTCACAAGACCGAAGTGTAAATGATGACACTATTGCTTGGTGGGGCCGACAAGATGCCAAAGTGCAAGAAGAAGCATTTGGTACAGAAGGTCGAGAGCACGTTGATGTGTTCTTAGATAGTTTACCTAAGTGGATGGTAGGTGTTGATGTGCTGTGGGGACATGGTTACGGATTTGATATTACCATCATTGAAGATATGCTACGGCAGCGTGGAAAAAATACTCCATGGCAGTTTTGGCAAGTGCGTGACTCACGTACATTGTTCTCGATGGCAAAGGTAGATCCACGCAAGGCAATGCAAAGTGATTTGCACAACGCACTAGCGGATGCTTACTTTCAAGCAAAAGGTGTACAAATGGTATACAAAGAGTTAGGAATACAGCGTTGATACGATGGTATGATTATCCAGCAGCGTTTTTAGCCGCAGACTTAATGATGACTGCTGCATTTAGTATTCCCTGGATTGGATTCGTTGTTGCATATGCTATGTACGAATATGGCTGGGAAGCATATTGTAACTGGAGGCTCAAGCAAGAATATGGAAGATAGTCCTATAAACACACTGCAACAGCTGATGACAATCACCATGGAAGAGTGTGGAGAACTAACACAACGTTGTAGCAAGATAATGCGTAAATACGAATCTTTTGACTTGATTGAAGAAGCTCAACGTGTTAAACTAGTAGAAGAGATCGGCGATGTACATTGTATGATCGAACTAATGGTAGGACATGGCATTACAGACTGGCGTGAACTGCATGATCGTGCAGATGTAAAGAAAAACAAACTTAAAAAGTGGAGTACATTGATTGATAACAGTTGATATTAATAACACTGAGGATATGGACTTTGAACTTGCAAAAGGATTTAATTTTTAATGTATGCAGTAATGGTGTGCCTTGATGGAAAAGACGATTGGATTTATGTTACTAAACAAACACAACACTGTTGGGACTTGCAACCCGAACTGTTTGAAAATGCACATGAAGCAATGGAGTTTGCACAAAAGTTCCAGTTGCCTGACAAACCAGAAAACGTAATGGTGGTAGATTATTATGAAGATTAACATTGGAAACTATCCTAACTGGAGATTCTATCATCACTGGCTATACGACTGGTTTGGTTATGCTCCTAAACAAAAGACTAAAATTCGTATAGATCGTTACGACACTTGGAGCATGGATCATACCCTTGCACCTATCATCTTGCCTATGCTTGTACAGCTAAGAGCTACAAAGCATGGTGCTCCTATGGTAGACATGAAAGATGTTCCAAAAGAACTACGTGCTACTAAAAAGCAACTGGACGCATACGGCAAAAACGGTGATTCTGACCCTAAGTTCTTTGAGCGTTGGGACTGGGTTATGGATGAAATGATCTGGGCGTTTGAGCAAAAGTGTCGTGATGATTGGATGGAAGATTACGACTACAACAAGTGGGATCGTGAAGGTGCAAAAGCACACCAAGAACGCATGAGCAACGGTTTTAGGTTGTTTGGAAAATATTATGAAAATTTATGGGATTAAATAATGAAAGAACTATGGGTAGAAAAATACAGACCTAAAACTGTAAACGGATACGTGTTTCGTGATGATGCACAACGCAATCAAGTAAACACTTGGATCAAAGATAAGACTATTCCGCATTTGCTGTTTAGTGGTAACGCAGGTATTGGTAAGACAACACTTGCAAAACTGTTGTTTAATGAACTTGATGTCAATCCACTAGACATACTAGAGATCAACGCAAGTCGAACAAACAGTGTTGATGATGTGCGAGATAAGATTGTTTCGTTTGTACAAATGATTCCATTTGGTGACTTTAAGGTTGTGCTACTTGATGAGGCTGATTACTTGTCACCAAACGCACAGGCAGCACTACGTGGAGTCATGGAGGAGTATCATACTACAGCACGTTTCATTCTAACGTGTAACTATCCCAACAGAATTATTCCTGCTATTCACAGTCGTTGTCAAGGCTTCCATATTGCCAAGATTGATCAAACTGAGTTTACAGCCCGTGTTGCAGAGATTCTTATTACAGAAGGTGTAACTCCAGACTTAGACACACTTGATACATATGTAAAAGCAACATATCCAGACTTGCGTAAGTGCATTAACACAGTACAAATGAACAGTGTAGAAGGTGTGCTTACAAAACCCAACGAAGGTGATAGCGGCGAAGCAGACTGGAAACTGGATATGGTCGAACTGTTTAAAGCAGGCAAGATCCACGATGCACGTAAACTGTTATGTGGTACTGTGCGAGCAGAAGAGATGGAAGAGATTTATCGCTGGCTGTATGACAACATTGAGTTGTTCGGAACAGATGCTCAACAGGATCAAGCAGTGCTAATTATTAAGCAAGGGTTAGTTGATCATACACTGGTTGTCGATCCGGAGATTAACTTAGCAGCAACACTTATTCGACTAGGAGCACTATGACATATATTGTAAATGATGCATGTATTAAATGTAAACACATGGACTGTGTAGAAGTTTGTCCAGTAGATTGTTTTTACGAAGGTGAAAACATGTTGGTAATAAATCCGATTGAGTGTATCGATTGCGGCGTATGCGAGCCGGAATGTCCTGCAGATGCAATTCTTCCTGATACAGCACCTGGTGCAGCAGAGTGGGTTGACTTTAATCAAAAGTATGCAGACTTGTGGCCTGTTATTACAGAAATGCGGCCCGAAGACGTACCAGATGATGCAGAAGAATGGCACGGCGTAAAAAATAAAATGGAGCACTTTAGCGAGGCTCCGGGCAAAGGAGATTAAATGTTTAGTAAACAATGCAAAGCACACTTAGAAGAAGTAGAAATGACAGGGTGGCAGCATATGAAACACGCTCTTGGTATTGCATTTAAAATGCAACTGTTGGTTCCTGTTATAATCGTACATAGTATTGCACCAAGATTTTTTAAAACTACTGCAACGGATACAATGAAACGGATAATCAATGATTAGAGCAATATTAGCATGTGACGACAACTGGGGAATCGGCAAAGACGGAACACTTCCGTGGCCACACAACCCAGCAGATCTGCAATGGTTTAAAGAATGTACTCTAAATAGTACAGTAGTTATGGGAAGAGCAACTTGGGATGATCCTGACATGCCCAAGCCTATGCCCAGACGACACAATGTTATTGTATCAAGCACCATGCGAGAAAACAGTCACGAGCGCATTGAAGTAGTACGTCCTGACATTTACAAGTCTCGTTGTGTTACTATGAACATGACAGATGATGTTTGGATCATTGGCGGTGCTAGATTGATTGCTGATAGCCTTGACATCATTGACGAGATTTGGCTTAGCCGTATTAAAGGCATATACGACTGCGATACTTTCCTTCCTCGCGATTTGATTGAAACTACATTTAGTCTTGTTAGTAGCGAGCAAGAAGGCGAAGTTTACATTGACAAATGGAGATCATATTGAAACAATATCTTGAAGCATTAGAATATATTTTAGAGCACGGCAAAGACCGCAATGACAGAACAGGTGTAGGCACACGTGGTGTGTTTGGTTATCAAATGCGTTTTGATTTACGCAATGAGTTTCCTGCTGTCACTACAAAGAAACTTGCTTGGCGTAGTGTAGTAAGCGAACTACTATGGTTCTTAGAAGGTAGCAGTGACGAGCGCAGGCTGGCTGAAATTCATTATGATAAGCCACGTGAAGAACTAGTAGACAAAACAACTATTTGGACTGCTAATGCAGACAATCAAGGTGCTACATTAGGATATATCAACAACGATACTACAAAAGATTTGGGTCCAGTATATGGACACCAATGGCGCACTTGGGATGCACAACTTGGACATGTAGATCAAATTGCACAAGTGTTAGAAGGTCTTAAACACGATCCTGATAGTAGAAGGCACATTGTAAGTGCTTGGAACGCTGATCGTGTACCTGTAATGGCATTGCCGCCTTGTCATACCATGTTCCAGTTTTATGTGCAGGACGGCGAACTAAGCTGTCAACTTTATCAGCGCAGTGCTGATATGTTCCTAGGTGTGCCTTTTAATATTGCAAGTTATAGTTTGCTGGTACACATGTTTGCACATCTCTTAGAATTAAAAGTAGGTGACTTTGTTTGGACTGGTGGCGATTGTCATATCTATCAAAATCACTTTGATCAAGTCAAAGAACAACTTACTCGTGAACCACGCAACGGACCAACACTTCTGATGCCTAAGTTTAGCACATTAGAAGAACTTGTTAATACTAGTACAAATGATTATCAGTTATTAAACTACGATCCTATGCTTAGTATCAAAGCACCAATGGCAGTGTAATGCCGCCAACCAGTGAAGTAAGTATTGAATGGGAAGAAAAGTACGCTTACTGGCCAATTTGCAGTAGTTGGAGTAAAAAGCGTATATGGTTAAAAAACTATTGGGAGGGCAACATCTATTTTGATGCAATGGGTCGCCCGCCTATCAAGGACAAAAGTTGGAAACTCATTTATACTGAAAATGAGTACCTGATGATGTTGTTGAGAGAGGATGCAAAATATCAGCACCCTCTCGCTTTTAAAAGTGTTAGAGTTTAAACGTCTCCGTAAATCTCTAATACTTCTTTAACTGCTTCATGTCTTTCGATGTCGCCTTTATGAAACACAACAGTACTAATACGTCTTGATGAGCTGTTTTCTAAATGGTTAACAAAGTCAAGTAATCCGTTATCTTTTAATCTATCTGCTTGAGCTAAATCGCCTGTAACAACCATTTTTGATCCTGTGCCTATACGTGTCAACAACATTTTCATTTGGTTTGGTGTAGCATTTTGCATTTCGTCTGCAATAATATAAGCATCTTTAAAAGTTCGTCCTCGCATGTATGCAAGTGGTGATATTTCAATAACACCTTCTTTTATCATAGCTTCAATTTCATTAGCATAAAAATGTTCTCTAAACACATCAAATATAGGTCTTGTCCAAGGTGCCATTTTTTCTTCGAGTGTACCTGGTAAGAATCCTAAATCTTCGTCAGCACTAACTGCCGGCCTTGTAACAACTATACGTTCAACTTCGCCGCTTAGAAATGCTTTAACAGCACTTTGGCATGCCAGAAGTGTTTTTCCTGTACCAGCTGGACCAATACCAAAAACTATGTTTTTATCCGTATCCAGTAGTTCTAGGATGTATTCTTCTTGACTGCGATTTCTTGGAAGTATGTCAACGTTGCGTTGTTTTTTTGGAAGGAAAGTGTTTAGTTTAACAACATTATTAGTGTTGTTATTTGATTTAATATGTGCTTGCCTTTTAGCGGCTCTAGCTTTACCCATGTAGTCCTCCTATGAGTTAGAACAGGGGATGTTTCCTTTGCAGGAAACCTTCCCTGCACTCGTATTTACTCTTTTTATGATTGTATTATATGCGTAGTGAATTATTTTATTAACATTACTATAGGTGATAAATAGTTATAATAAAGCGAGGACAACAATGCCTAATATATTAGACACTCTTGATGTGATAGAAAATCTTAGTTCGATCTATGAAAACGATCGTGCGTTTGCAGTACTTAAAGACTTTGAAAGAGTCATTGATGAATTGGGTTTGTATGTGTATGACAACTGGGAAGAAGGCGAACTGGCAGCTGGTCCTGAAATTGACCGACATTGGGTAAAATGTAGTTTTATGTGGCCAAGAAAACGTATGCCTGACCCACAAGGTGGCAAGCGTCTTCTCGATTACGATTGCAAAGTACAATACGAAAAATCCAATGTTATCAAGCCACGTCAAATAAAAAAACCAGACGATATTCGTCCAGGAACTAAAAAAGGTAAACTTGATAAAGTTCCTGTATGGCTAGTACATATTACTATGCCCAAAAAACTAATCATTAGTATTTTTGGTGGAGATGTTGAAACCATCGATTTACCAGATAATGAAGCACAAGGTGCAGTGGGTGCACCAGCGCCAGCAGGAGGAGCAATGCCGCCACCAATGGCACCGCCAGCGGCACCAACAGGAGGTGCACCAATAGGAGGAGCAGCACCAACAGGAGGTGCAGCGCCTGCACCAGGAGCAACATAATGGGATTAAGAGCCAACGATTTACACGACTTAGTAAAATCAGTATTCGAAGTAGATAGTTTTCAAAGTAAAATGGGAACAGACGAAGATATTGTAGTAGTAAGTTTTAGTGTACTAGACGAACAAGCTGCAAAAGATCTTGTAGACTTTATTGAAAAAGGCTACGGATTTGTACTCGATGCAGATGCTACACCTGGAGAAATTGAAAACAATGTTTATAAAGTATTTGTAGAAATGGAAAGAAATACCAAAGTTCCTGCAAATATTTCAAACTTGTTAGACGGAGTTGGAAAACTAGCAGAGATTGAAAACTTTAGGTTTCGTTATCATAAAAGTTTTACAAGCTACGATGCAAGTGTAGATAATCTTTCAGAGATGATACCGGCAGATCAGTTTATCTATAATGATACTATTGTTCAAGAAGGCAATATGAATAACTTTAAAGATTTTTTTAGTAAGAGCTTTATGGAAAGTATTGAAATATTTGGAGATCAACTGCTAGTTAAACGAGCATTTGCTGATCCAGTTGGGTTTACTATAAAAGATTTTAACACTACTCATTATATAAATAAAAATTTAACTGAAAAAATAAACATGAATGATTATGCAGAAATATTATTTTTAACTAAATACCTCGGTGATTACAATGTTACTAAATTTGGTAAAAATACACTAACGTTTGAAAACGAAGGACATACACTTGTCGTTGAAAGACTTTAATAAGAATCACTGCAACAACTGCGGACGTCCATCACATTGTGGCGTTCCATACTATCAAGACTTACAAGACTATAATCAGCCGCCAGTTACAACTAAAATATGTGACCATTGTAGATGCGGACGCTGTACTAATATAGAGGATAACAAATAATGGCTAAAGAAGATTTTGACTTTGATTTTGAGCCTTGGATGGCTGAAGAACTAATCCACAGAAGCGACTGGGAAGAATGGTATGAAGCTATGCTTGAAATACTTCCACTATGGGATGTAAACACAATACCAAGAGTAGCAGGCTTTATTGCTCAATGCGGACACGAAAGTAACGGTTTTAGAGTATTAAGTGAAAACTTAAACTATAGTGCAAAAGCATTAAACACTCTTTTTCCAAAATATTTCAAACGTGCAGGAAGAGATGCAAATGCTTATCATAGACAACCTGAAAAAATTGCGAACGTTATTTACGCAAACAGAATGGACAACGGTGATACCGACAGTGGTGATGGCTGGAGATTTAGGGGCGGCGGCATTCTGCAACTTACCGGCAGATACAACTATACCGAGTTCGCCGAAGACGTAGAAATGACACCAGAAGAAGCAGTAGATTATGTGCGTACTAAAAAAGGTGCGTTGGATAGTGCTTGCTGGTTCTGGGATGAAAACAACATCAACAAACACTGTGATGCAATGGACATACTAAAAATGACCAAACGTATCAACGGCGGCACTATTGGACTGGAAGATCGTAAAAAGCATTGGGCACACGCATTAGATGTGCTAGGTGGCGATATGGAAATTGAACCGGAAGAAGAAAAAGAGTTAAACACAAATCAAACAATACGTCAAGGTTCACGTGGTCCATTAGTACAAGAAGTACAAGAAATACTGGGCATTGCACCAGCTGATGGCATCTTTGGACCAGGAACTGCTAGACTTGTCAAAGAATGGCAATCGGCAAACGGATTAGTTGCCGATGGTATTGTAGGACCAAACACGCTGGGAAAGTTATTAGGGTAGGTGGTATTGGTATGGGCATGAAACTTGCAGGAGTAATGTTTTTAGTGATGTGTATTATGGGTGGCATAGGCTACTGGTATTACAATGACACACAGGAACGTATGGCCATACTACAAGAAAACAATGCTAAACTTGAAATAGCTGTAGAAACAAACGAAGCAGCATTAGAAAGTTTGCAAACAAGTTATGCAAGTGCCCAAGCAGAAAATACTAGATTGAATGATGCATATGCAAGTATACGCAGACAGAATCAAGCACTAGCAGACAAACTACAACAGATTGATTTAACAGCAGCAGCAATAGCAAATGCGGAAGGCATTGAACGTGCTGTAAACAGAGGCACTGAAAATGCAGGTAGATGTTTTGAACTTCTATCAGGAGCAGAACTAACGGACAAAGAAAGGAACGCAGAAAATGACATCGCTTTTAACAAAGAGTGTCCTTGGCTTTACGATACTTATAAGTCTCGCGGCTTGCTCAACGAAGCCACAGGTAATTGAAATAAGTGCAAAACCGATTGAAAAACCTACACTAACTCTGCCTCCTGTTGACGAACTAAACATGCGCAAACTAGAGTGGATTGTTATCAACGAAGCAAATGTTGATGCTGTAATAGCAAGGCTTGCAGCAAGTGGAAAGCCGTTTGCTATATACGGATTAAGCGGTGACGGGTACGGAGACTTAGGGCTAAACTTTAGTGACATTAGAGCATTAGTACAGCAACAGCAAGCAATCATAGCAGCATACGAAGGTTATTATGAACAGGCTGAACAAGCAATGGATAATGCTGTAACAAACGAATAAATACACATATAATAACGAGGGTACAATATGTGGGAAATGATACAAAACATGGCGGGTGAGCGTACATGGATTTATACTAGTATAGCAGGCAGTATTTTAGGTGCTGTTGTACTAGCATATTTAAGCACAACAAGAATAGGACTATGGGGCTACGCTAAGTTTGACTTAGCTGTAGACTATCTTGTTGAGCGTTGGGGTCTTACATGGCTCGAACAACCAGAGGATGCATGGAGAAAAAAGTATCCTAAAATCACGGCAAAAATAGACGATCTAGAGAGCAGATTACAAAAATTGGAGGGTAACAATGCCACGAAGAAAACCGGAAGAACTAAAAAGTAAGTCAACACCAGCACCTGCGGCAAAAGTAGAACCAGTTAGTTCTGCGCCAGCAAAACCATCAGTTGCTGCAACTCCAGCACCTGTGGCTGCAACTCCAGTAGTTGCTTCTCAACCATCTGCATTTCATCCTGCAGATATAAACGGCGATGGGCATATTGACGAAGAAGAAAAACGAATGGAACTTGAGTTTAGACGCAAGGCATTAGAAGATGCAGATGCCATGCGTGACGCACAGCGTAACATGACTTGGTTTGCATTGTTTGGACTATTGCTGTATCCATTTGCAGTTGTAGGCGCTTCGTTAGCAGGTTTAGATGAAGCACAAAAAACACTAGGATCAATGGCTCCAACATATTTTGTTGCTGTTGCTGGTATTGTTGCTGCGTTTTTTGGCGCACAAGCATATACTAAGAAAAAATAATCACTACTAACTAACCTTAATAGTCTGTGCGATAAGTATTTGCATGGACTATTATAATATACTAGGTGTTAATAAACAAGCAAGTCAGGATGAAATCAAAAAAGCATACCGCAAGTCTGCTATGGCTAATCATCCTGACCGCAATGGCGGTGATGATACACAGTTTAAACGCATTAATGAAGCATACGAAACATTAAAAGATCCTAGCAAAAGACAACAATACGATAATCCTCGGCCACAAGCAGACATTAATATGAATTCACAAAATATGAATGACATATTTGGTCAGTTCTTTAGACAAGCACAAAGGCCACGTAAAAATCAAGACGTTACAATAAATGTAAGAATTACCTTAAATGATGTAATGACGGGTAAAGATATTGTCGGAAGATACAGACTTGGCACAGGCAGAGAAGAGATTGCAACTATACGATTGCCACCAGGTATTGAAAACGGAATAATAATGCGTTATCAAGGACTAGGTGATGACTCAATTCGTCAACTTCCAAGAGGCGATTTAAACGTACAAATAATCGTAGAAAATCATCCAGATTTTGTAAGAGATAGGTCGCATATTCGAACAAAGTGTAGTATAAATGTATTACAACTAATATTAGGTACAAATGTTATAATAACCGATTTAGCAGGAAAAGATGTAAATGTAAAAATACCAGCTGGCACAAATCCTGGAACCATAATGAGTATTGCAGGACATGGGTTACCTGATATAAATGGCCGTAGAAACGGAAATATGTATTTAGAAATAAAAGGAACTACTCCCAAAATAGAAGATTGGGAAACACTAGACACAATAAGGAAAATAAATGATGGAACTAGTACTGGCACCTGATGGTAGACTAGAAACAAAACTTGAAAGATTTGATTTTGAACTGATGCATCCTGCGCCTGTTGCAGTAGATATGATTGAACTAATGAACAAACACAGCGGATTGGGATTAAGTGCAAACCAAGTTGGGTTTCCTATGCAGATCTTTGTAATGAAGGCATTACTAAACAAAAAACACGGAGATCCTGTTGTTGTAATGAATCCTATTATCAAAGGACTGAGTGAAGAAATCGAAGCAGGTGTTGAAGGATGTTTAAGTCATCCAGATTTAATATTAAAAGTAAGACGCCCAGTTAGTGTAATGGTGGAATTTGATACCTTGACATCTGACTTAAAGGATGTTATACATATAGAAGCAAAGTACGACGATATTGATGCACGAATATTTCTACAC